ATTTACTTCCTTCAGCAGGAGTTTGAGTATGAGAATCTGGTGATGGACGACAAACGAGAGATCGGAATTATGATTACACAGAAAAATAAAGAGACTTTATTAGCCGATCTCGAACACAATATTAGGTCAGGTAAAGTTTTAATTAGTTCGGACAGACTGGTTAATGAGCTTTTAACTTTCATTATTGATCCAGAGACGGGTAAGGTTAAGCCTGATACTAACTGTCATGACGATTTAATTATGTCCTTTGCTGCTGCTATTAACATTTTTAATAACTTAAGAGGCAATGCTTACATAGAAAAGGCAGAAGATGATACTTATATCCCACCAGCCATCCGTAACGCTCATACATATAAGTTGAAGACATCTACGCAAGGTCTAACAGAAGAGAAACTTGAATGGCTGCTAAGAAATTAAGAGAAGGTGGTGAAGGATATACGCAGTTTGCAGACCCGATGCAACCGTATAACAAGCCCTACGGGCTCATAGGAAGATTCTTTAAGAAGTTCTTCTCTCGCGAAGTTGAGGATCATCCTGATTACAAGATCCAAGATCCTGTTACCAAGAGAAGGATTGATCCACCTCGTCCACTTCAAGGCGACACTGTTCAGTCGAAGGATATTATCAAGGTTCCTTCAGAGTTTGGTCACAAGAAAACTTACTACCCAATCCTGCCTCAAATTGAGTTTGATCGCAAGAAGCGATACAAAGAATATGAGGATATGGATGGATACCCGGAGATCTCGTCCGCATTCGACATTTATAGCGATGACTGCACGCAGGAGAACATTGACGGCACAGCATGGGATATTGTTACTGACGATGAGATGACTAAGTCTGAGGTTGAGAACATGTTTGAGCAAGTTAACATGACTCGCTACCTTTGGGACATCTCTAGAAACGTTGTTAAATATGGTGACATCTTCCTTGAGACGATTGTTGACCTTAACAACATTAAGCGTGGTATTCAGCGCATTAAGATTCTCAACCCTAACTTTATCTTCCGTGTTGAAGATGAGTTTGGTTACCTGAAGCAGTTCTTACAGGAGATCCCTGAAAAGAATGATTGGTCTACTTATGGTTCGGTTGGTCCTTACTTAGATGACTCTCGTATCATTAACTTAGATCCCGGCCAGATTGTTCACTTTAGACTTCACACCTCTGACCCGACACACTATCCCTACGGTAAGTCGGTTGCTGCGGCTGCTAGAGTGACCTATAAGAGCCTTAAGATGATGGAAGATGCGATGCTCATCTATCGTCTTGTGCGTGCTCCTGAACGTCGTATCTTCTACATTGATACGGGTTCGCTGCCTGCTTCTAAGGCTGAGATGCATATCAAGAAGCAGATGGATAAGTTTAAGAAGCGTAAGAGCTACAACTCGCAAACGGGTAACATTGAAGAAAACTTCAATGCATTAGCTGCTGACGAAGACTTCTACATTGCTGTAAATGGTAAGGGCACTGGCACTAAGATTGATACATTACCGGGTGCTGAAAACCTTGGTGAGGTTGACGATGTGAAATACTTTAGAGATAAGTTGCTTGCTGCACTTAAGATTCCGAAGGATTACATCGTTGAGAAAGATCAATCACCTGAGCGTAAAGCTAACCTGTCGCAGCTTGATGTTAAGTTTGCCAGAGTTATCACCAGAATCCAAAAGTCGATTGAGCTTGGTTTAGAGACTATTGCTAAGAGACACTTAATGCTTAAGGGTTTCCCAACCACACTTATCTCTAAACTTAAGATTAAACTTCCCGCTCCTTCCGACATGGCTCTCAAGCGAATGCTTGATACTGATGAGCAGAAGGCTCGTGTTGTCCAGGCTGTTAAAGGTCTTATGATCTTCCCAATGGAGAAAATTTACAAGGATTACTATCAGATGTCTGACAGTGAGATTGAGGAAGCCAAGAAGGGTCTTGAGCAGGATCAGAAGGATCCGGTCTTTGGCCAGATGATGATGGCTCCTGGCATGATGCCTCCAGGTGGGGCTCCAATGGGTGATCCTATGGCTGGTGATATGGGACAACCCCCAGGGCCTCCTATGGAATCGGCTGAGAACACACCCCCAACTGCTGCTGAATCTTTAGATTACAACTCTATGAAATCTCTTGCCATAGAGTCTGGTTGTGATGATGAATTGATCAAACTGCTTGAAGAGATGAGTGAGAAACAGCATTTTAATAAAATAACCCCGAAAGACGGGGCTAAATAATTTTGGAACAAGTATATTTATTATGTTAACGAATCTGATTGAAAATCGTGGAAAAGAGTTTAGTAACCTGATCAAGATTGGTGATTACTTAGCTCGTACTCTGAGAGAGAATGTTGAACTGTTCTCTGTTGAGGATGGTGTTGCAACCTACCTGACCGAGAATGGTTCGGTGATTAGTGGTAAGTATGCTTTCAAGCCGACTTTAAAGCTGACTAAGATTGTGGTAGAGGATGCTGATGTTCTCAACAACAAGAAAGCGTTTGAGGAAGCTACCGATAAGAAGGTGCTGAATGTCCTCTCGAACCTGATGGAAGACGATTACCAGTCGGCTGAGGGTTCGTTTGATAAGATCCTTTCGATGTATGAGACTAAGCTCACCTACGAAAGAATCAAGAACAGACTCGAAGAGAAGACTCAAAGATTTGGTGAGTCCACTAAGATCACCTCCTCGAAGGAGTTCCAACGTGTCAATGAGATTAGAGATCAGTTAGTGACATTCCTTAAGGAAAATGAGGAGATGCTGCAATCGACTGGTATGAAGACTGGTATGAAGCTTGTCAACCTTGTTTCGACTAGCTTTGATCTGCCTAAGAGAACAGTCGATCAGATTCAAGAGGCAAAGGAAATCGAAGTTAAGTTTGTTGGTAAGACCAACCTTTACGAGCACCTTTGCAGAAAGGAGCTTATCCAGAAAGAACTGCTCGAAGCCAAGCAAAACTTCGATAACATCTGGATTGACAGCAACAGCGTTCAAGATCTCGCTTCGATGATCTTTGAGAGTGATACTGATTCGGTTCGTCACCAAGTTGCTCAAACAATCTCGGACGCTCCTTACCTCGCTTTGGCGACTAAGAAGCAGATCACCAATCTGTTACATAACTCGTTGTCGATGAATGAGATTAGAACTTCGCAAAAGGATCTTAACAAGTTTGCTGGTAAGATCTACGAGATGAAGAAGCCGATCAAGCAATACGTTCTGGATGTCCTGAATGAGAAGTATGGCATCGACGTTCGTAAGCTTGATGAGGTTCCGACTTTCAGAACGCTGGCTATGACTGAAGGTGAAATCCTCGCTCAGATTGCGAAGCACGCTCCTACGGGTTCGATTATTGAGAAGACGTTAATGGAGTTTGTTAACACACTGCAAACAAAGAATGGCGCTGAGTCGATTGATCTCGCTGTTTTCCTTGAGGAGCTTTTCCAAGATGCGGGTCATGGCGATACGCTGAATGAAGCTAACCTTATGGATTACATGGACTTTACAAAGGTTGCTGATGATCTTGGTAAGATTGGTGATGTGTTAAAGATGCTTGTCCCTGCTGTTGAAACTGCTGCCGATCAAGTCCAAGATCATGGTCAGGATATGGAAGGTATGGAAGGCGATGAAGAAGGTCCTGAGGAGCCTTTAGGTAGTCCTGATGATATGGACAGCGATCAAGAAGCTGGCATGGAGGAGCCTAATATGGACGCCGAGCAAGCCGCTGAAGAAGTGAAGGGTGAAGTCGCTGATGAAGAGGCTGCTGCTGCTGAAGGTGGCGAAGAAATGCCTGAGGAAATGCCTGAGGAAGAGCCTGAGGGTGAAGAAGAGATGGGTGAAGAGGAGCCCATGGAAGATGAAGGCGAAGAAGAGCCTGAAGAAATGGAGCAAGATGATTTAACTTCTCTTCTTTCTAAACTCGAAGATTTGTTAGCTGATATTAAGCCTGATGAAGAAGAAGGTGAGGAAGAGCCGGAAGGAGACTTTGAAGACGAAGAAGAAGACGAAGAAGAAGAGGAAGAAGACGAAGATGAGGAAGAGGAAGATCCTGAGCAATACAAGACGTAAGGAGGCGTAAATGGGTTACAACAAAATACCTCTTGCGCTTAGATACAACGACACTACTAACAATGCAGAGGGTCTGATTGAGTTTCAGCTTAACCTCAGCGATGTAGGTGATGTGTGCTCTTCTACTCCTAGTCAGGGTCAGGGGTTAGTTTGGAGTGGTGGTTCTGATGGGTCTTGGTGTCCGTCTACTTTACCTGCTGGTGGTGGTGGAGGAACTCCCACTCTCCCAACAGGTGACCCTGGCGATCTCCTTATAAATACTGGTGGAACCACTTACCTTGCTAGTGCTGCATCTGATGCAGGTATAATGCAGCTTGATCCTTATTTTGATGCTAATGATGAGGGCGCTATTGCACAGTGGGATGGCACTAAGTTAGAGGTTAAGTTTCCTGACCAGCTATACATGCTGGTTGAAGCTGGCGAAGATCTTTCAAAGGGTGACGTTGTTTATGTGACAGGGGACACGGGGACTGGCAGATTCATAGTTGCAAAAGCCGATGCTAGTAATTCAAATAAGATGCCCGCAGTGGGGCTAGTTCCCGCAGCTATATCTAATGGAAATAATGGTAAAATCGTATCCTTCGGAAGAGCCATAGGTCTTAATACTGACGGTATGGCCGTTGGGAAGCCAGTCTATGTTGCCACCACTGCTGGGGGTATAACTAAGGATAAGCCAACAGGAGCTACGGACCTGATTCAGAACATCGGAATCGTGTCTGTTGTTGACGCTACCAATGGTGTCATTAAAGTAACAGGTGTTGGTAGATCCAACGACATTCCCAATAACTTAGATGTTGTAGGTAGTGCTACTATTGGTACTAATGAGTTTACGCAGACAACTGCCAAGCTTGCAAACGTTGATGCTAACCATATCCTGATATCAACGACGACGAGTGCTACCTCTAGTGTTGCTTCTGCTACTTTGTTTAGTCAGGGGATTACTGACAATAATATTGTAACGTCCGTTAACTCTCAGGCAGGCCCCACTGTAACTTTAGATGCAGATGATATTGGGGATACGACCACAACTAACAAGTTTGCTACTCAAGCACAATTAGATAAGGTTGATTACTTATCGGTTACCGCTCCTATTAATTTAAACAGCATTCCCGCTGGAAACCTAGCGCAGACTTACATACAGGATACCGACAATACCGTAACCCCCACCAACCTAGATTCAACTATTAATGCTCAGTATGACATACCTTATAGATCAACAGGCAACACGTTTACTCATGCTACTGCAACGTCTCAATCCGTAAACTTTTTAGGAACACAGGCTAACTTAGGTAACTTAACTGATGTATCCGTAGAGAGTGCAACGGAAGGTCAATCATTAGTTTTCTCAGCAGGGGAGGCCAACGCCTGGATTGCTTCTACTTTAGACACAGGTGCAGGTTTCGTAGACGGTCCGACTGTATCATCAACCTTCTCTTCAATCGAAGTGGATGATATTAAGGTTAATAGGCTTCTTGAAAGCAGACCTACTTGTATTACTCACTTTTCTGACTGGTTAAGTTTGGATGTTCGCAACAATGGATATTCTCCTTCTTTAGCTGGGGGCGCATCACATGTTCAAGACTCAAACCTAGTTACGATGAACACTACCGAGTATGGTATAGGTGTTACTCGTTTGAAGTCCGGTACAACCGGTAATGCTCAATCGAGAATAATGACTTATGACGCTGCTGTAGCCCCAAGCACTTGCGGAGTTTCTTTTGCTGCAAGGGTTTGCCCTAGTGGTGCTTGGACTAGCGGAACTAATGAAGGTGTGATAACAATGGGTCTTCACAACAAATCTAATACTGCTAACGAACACCCTAACGCAGGGGCATGGTTTCAATACGACCATAGTAGCTCTAATTGGCAAGCAATAACTGGATGGTTTACCGTATCCTCAAATACGGATACGGGTATTTCTGCTACGCCAGAATCTTTCCAAGTCTTGCAGATAATGATTGATGAGAATTGGGAAACTTTTGAGTTCTATATTAATGGCAGTTCGGTGGCCACTCACTTAATAAGCACACATAATGTTCCAACTTCAAGTAGGTATGGATTTACATTTAGTGTCAGGAATGGAAGCCTAGCTGGGCCAGCGTCTTTTACAACAGTTGGAAATGAATTATTTCTAGATTGGGATTATCGGAAACTAACCCATACGGCGACTGACCGGGGTGAGAGTTATATTAAGAAGACGTTGTCTGGGGAGTAATTACCCTAGTAGCATATCACCGCGCTTGAGAGAGTTGAATAGGCGAGTATAGAACAACTCACGCAAGGAATCTAACTCTCTCATTACGCTGTTCAGATTACGCAGTGTAGCCTCTGAAATCTTGTCACCGTCTTTGATTGCCTTGAGCGTATCTACGCAGCCATCAATCATATTTTGCTGATCTTTTGTAATCTTGTTGATCGTATCGACCTGTGCTTCTTTAGTTAATATTTCAGAATCGGACATTGTGAACCTCAAACTTTAATGTTTCGTAGTGGTGTATTCTTTGCTTGGAGTGATTCTCAAGGTATGGCATACGGTCGTAGAAGTCATAGAAATACATCTCGTCTTTCCCCTTCGCTTTACGAATACCTCGACCTAAACCCTGCAATGTTGGAACTTCACCAGATAATCCTCTAGCATTGATCATATGACTGATCTCGTCAATACTGATACCAGTCTGCATGACGTTTGTTCCTACAATGGTAGCAGGTTTATCATCCTTTACAAATTTGTTAATGATATCATATCTACTGTCGATATCATCTTTACCCTCAATAGTGTAGCAGTTGTCGATTCTCTGTTGTAGATTTTCTACATGTTGCAAGTTCTTTACAAGTATGAGGATCTTAGCCTTAGGATTAGACTGGTATACTTTTGATACAATTGTCTTGATCTTGTCGTTGCGCCTATCACAGTTTACGATATACTCTTCGTATATCTCAAGGTAGGAGAGGTCGTCAGGCACAGAGGAGACTGGAGTGTTATCAACAACCTGAATGATGGGCTTTGCAAGGGCACCATCCTTGATTAGATCCTCTGCTGTGCGTGTCGTGTATACAGGGCCGAATGCGCCCTCTAGGACCATCCTAGCGTTGATATCTTTTGCCTTCTCCCTTGGAGGGGTGGCAGTGAATGCGAGCCTGTAGGAGGCGTTAGGGAAGCTCTCAACGGCTGCTATGGTGGTCTCTCCCTTGCAGAACTGATGGGCCTCGTCAACCATAAGCAAATCAGCTTGTAGGTGTGTATCCACTATACGTTCAATACTTTGAACTGTGGATAACATGATTTTTCCTTCAATAAATCCTTCACCTGAATTGTATCCGAGATCACGGATACCGCATCGCTTGAAGAACTCGTAAGTCTGGTTGAGGATACCCTTCTCTCGGAACAAGACAACTGCTGTAATATCCTTATCGTGTTGTAAGGCAGCAATACAACCTGCCATAATGAGAGTCTTACCAGAACCCGTAGGGCTGTCTACGATAGCCCTACGCCTCTTAAGACACTGATAGATAGCCTTTTTCTGATACTCACGATACTCAAAGTTACCGACTGAAGGAATAAAGGGTTCTTGCTCTTCAGGTTTGTTTTCCCATTCAATGTCAGTTGCTCCAATCTCATTGAGATCTGCTACAATACGTCTAAGCAAACCAGTTCTAAACTTACCGTTAGCTCCGAAGTATCTTTTCTTCCCATCCCATGTCTTCCTTTTGTAAGCAGTAGAGTATTGGTAGCCTGGGACTGAGAAAGCATACTTATTTCTCAGAGCGGATATTATCTTAGGGTTATCTGTTTCTAGGGTAGACGTTAAATTACCTACTACTATCTTCATATACTATAATAGTATTATCACAACAAAGGTGTAATATGAGTGAGAACAAACAGATAGTTGGAGGTCAAGATGACTTACGTGAACAGGCGCTTGAATCTCTATTTGGACAGACTTCAGATGAAAATCTCTTTATTACGGACTTACCATCTAAAGGTAAATTTTACCCAGGATTCCAGGGCGTTGAAGTTAGTCCTTTAACTTTTATTGACGAGCAAAGTATATTAGGTAATAAGGACCCAAACTCTGACATTGTCTCTAAGCTTTTAGAAAAATCTGTTAAAGGGGTAGATGTAGAGAATCTTTTATCCATGGATAAAATGTATTTACTCATGAAAGTTCGTGAAGTGTCATACGGAGAAGAATACGAATTTAATATTACTTGCCCTTCTTGTAAGGCTGATGTTAAAACCTCTTTGGTGCTTTCTGAGCATTTAAATATGAACGAAGTTCCTGACGATCTCACAGATCCTAGGGAGGTTCTCCTTCCTAATCTAAAAGTAAAAGCTGAGGTTAGGTTTCCTCGTAGCAGAGAGGAAATATTCTTGAAAGATTCTGAGACAATCTACAAAAATCTTTATAGGTTTATTAATTCTATAAATGGTAACTCCGACCCCGTGTTTATTTCAAAAGCTTTGAAGCGTATGCACCTGAAGGATATTAAGAAACTCATAGCAGAGATAAATAAGGGAGAGTATGGTATTGATCCTAGATTTATTTTTGAATGTCCGCAATGCAGCCATGAGGAGACAATGGCGGTGCCAATGGATGTCAGTTTTTTTTCAGTGAGCTAACCGACAGTTTATCCTCTGAGGATCTTCTTTACCAAGCGTATATACTAATAAATAAGGTAGGCTTATCATACTCTGATGTTAAGAATATGACCAAGCGAGAGCGTTTAGCTTTTGTTAAATTCTACACAGAAGAATTAAAGAAGTCTGGAGAGTTAGCATGAAAATCAACAATAATCAAGTTACCACAAGGCATGAAAGACCTACCGTATTAGGCCCGACTGCCCTTATACTGTATTTCATCAATGATGGGCAGTATGCCGATCCTTATGAGATCAGCGGAGTCTCCATCTTTGCTGCTTCGGACAACCAGTCCCCAAGCTCAGTTGTAGGCTCTCATGGGGAAATACTGCCTAGCGTTACCGGAAGTGTGTTGATGCATTTCTCTAACAGTGCTGCATTGACCACCAACGTAGCTTTTGACCCTAGTAACTACAATGTGCAAGACGCTTCGGGCATCTACAAACTTTCCACAGGTAAGTATGCAGTTGTCCTGAATGATGTTCAAGACACACCCTATAGCGTTTTTAATCTCTCAGGGAATACTAGTATCTCAAATAGAGTGTCTGCCACAGGAGACTACATTGATGTCTGGACGCTAAAGAGAAATACAGGGTCAGACCTAGACACAATCATCAACGAGTTTACGTTAACTGAGGATAGGTTCTTTGGTGTAACAGAACCGTTACTCTTCCGTGTTGCAACCAGACTTGAAAATAACTATCTGGTCCTAGGCTCGAAGGTTGATCTTAAGTTTACCAATGAGTTCACCTTGGAGAACGCCAACATTGACCGCAGCATCGTAAACCTCTTCAAGCAATCGCTGGTTACTGATCCAATGATTGAGATTTACAAGAAGAATCAGGATCGTAATTTAGATGCGAGAGTTGAGGTTTCTGGCTACGCTGCAACATCTGGTTTGATGGATGTCACATCTGAAAACACGGTGATCTTCACGTTTGATACAGAATCTCTCAAGACTCACCCAAGCCTTCTTGACGGGACTCTGGGTTCTATGACGGGCACCTATGTCGCAAGACTTAAGTTCAATGCTCTGAACCAGACCATCGTATCAAATGACATGGCCTTTATCATACGCTAGATACATCAAGTGAAGTGCATCTAGCTTACCAATCTTCTCAGCCTCCGCTCTCAAGAAGTCTGATCCCTTCTTAACGAG